TCAACTGATCTGTAGAGTTTTCGGGAACAGCCCACAGGTTTATAACAGGCTCAATCTGTCTGTTAAACCAAAACTGGCTTGGTCTACCCTGCGTGGTTTTGTTGGGAAGAGTAGCGTACTCCCCCCGACTAATTCGTTCTATCTCAAAGTCTGTATTACTGCGCCTAAGAACAACCTCTAGTACATCAACAACATCAGCCGTTAACGTCTGAGTAGCCAACCCTTTAGTCAGAGTTATAGTGCCTTGCGCCACGGTCCACATGTTAATGCCACGGTTTGCCCAATCAGCAAACATCAGGTTCAAAGACCTACGCGCCGTTCGAGCATCGTAACCAGTGCGGACCTCTAGTCCACACCGCTCATACGCTTCCTCAATAATTTCACCAACATCAATGTTGAAATCTCTGGACCCAGAAGTAGCCATGATTAAACCAACTTAGGTTTTTGATTTGTTTTAGTCATGACACAGCCGCCGTTTTTAAAGCTTGCAACTTTGCCGCCGTTTTTCATGTACCCCATTTTATTACGAACTGGCTCAGGTAACTTTTTAAGACCAGTCTGGTCTTCTGTTGGTTGTTTCATAGCCATTAGCCTTCTCCTTTAAAACTGACGAACAGCGCCCTTGGTGCTCTTGCGCCTAGATTCCATTACTTGTCCGCAGCCTTTCGCGACCGCTTCGCCTTCTTTGCCTTCGCCTTGGTAGGGCCTTTTGACTTGTCCCCCAAGGGTATAGCCTCTGACCTTGGCTTTTTTAGTGTTACTGACAACGGTTTTTCCTTTTTTGCCAGCTTTTTTCTTTTTCTTAGCAGTCGAAGCTCTATCTGCTTTAGAAAGAGAACGTGCTTTAGCCAACGGAAGGCATCGGTCAGGGTTCTTCTTGTTCTTTGAAGTACCGCACTTACCCTTGATTTTACCATCGGTCCCAATCCTAACCCAATTTTGATCACGCCATTTCTTTAGCTCACCCATCTAAGCCTTCTTCCTAGAAGAATTAACAACCTTTTTTAAAGTCTGGGCTTGCCCGGCATGTAGCTTTGAGGCTTTTTTTAAACCCCTTATAACTTTATTAACTTTCTTTTTATTGCCATTAGTTAAACTCATTTCTTCTTCCCCTTGCTACCCTTAGCGTAGTTAGGGTCCTTGCAATACTTTGAAGCCGCCATGTTTGCATACGCCGAAGGATACGTGTCAAAAGTCCTTTTCGCCCAAGCCTTACCCGCAGGACAAATCTTGCTGCCCTTGGATTTAGGAGAAGCCTTACCACCTCTTTTATAGTAGGTGAGACCCTTGAGAGTCTTAGCGGGTGGCTTGGAAACTTGCTGTTCCATCTGACCTCTGGATATAGCCATAATCACGCTCCATGTACGATTTAATGTACGATATTTCTGACGCTATCACCTCTGTTTTTTTATCTACAGAGATTAAAGTTTGAGTTGTCCAAGTGGCCCAGCTATAACTGACCGCGCCAATGCCGCCAATAACCGCCGTAAGAAGAATAACTACCACTTGTTTCATCAACACTTCCAACGTTTTCTAGCCTGTCTTAAACGGCTATTCGGGTCCTTAGCCGCCTTTGGAAACTTCTTCATCTGTCCTGCCGAACGAGCGCAATAAGACTTTCTGCGCTTGGCGTCCTTGCTGCCCTTCTTCACTTTTCCCGTGACCGCTGTTTTAAGCTTTGACCCCGGGTTTGCAGCGCGATGGGCTTTCACACCCTTTTCCGTCATTCCCGCCCCAGACTTAGTGGGGCGGTAATTTTTCTTGTTACGCTTTATCGGCTTATCCGAACGACTAGCCATACTCTTTTCTCATATCCAGTATGATAGTGTATGTGTCTGCACTTGTATGACCGACTGTTGTGAACATAACATCTCCGGTCTTTCCACCACCGGAGTTGTTAGTCAAACCGCCGAACACACTGTACTCGTGGTTGCCGCTTTGGTTCTCACCTAGTTCAATACAGAGAACATCGGTTGATGCGTCCCAAAGAATTTGAACCTTCATGCCAATACACTGCCACCAGATTCGTTCTATCACAACGCCAGTACAAGCAACGCCATCCAAACCCGTAGTCAGTGCAGAAACATCAACCTTCTTAACTGCCGATTCTCCGGACCCATCTGAGATGTTCGTAAACTTTTGAACAACCCTTTTGGCCCCATCGAAAAGCGTCTGTGTAGCTACAGCATCTGCCATATCACCGCCCCTTAACCGTTATTGAAGTCTACGTTCATTCCGGTAATTCTAATCCAAATTTTACCAGCACTGTACGCTGCGTTAGTGGCCGCGCCTTGAACTAGATAGATGAACTTTTTAGACAAAGCCGCCATAGTAGCAGCCGAATCAACAGAGTTGTAGTAACCTAAAGTAAGGTCGCCGTTGTTCATCATTTGAGTTCCGCTGGCTACAGCCGCGCCGGACGCCGTTGTTCCCGTAGCTGAGATATCTACGTTGATATCTGGATCACCACCTGTAGGAACCTCCACGCAACCAAACTCTAACAGGATTGGAATACCGTTTACTTCTTTCGTAAGTTCCGCAATGTACGCATTAGCAGAAGTTCCGACACCAATAATACGGTCTCCAGTAGACGAGCCAACAAAGCCGCCTTGAAGGTCAATAAGAATACTTGTTACGATAGTGCCGCCAACCTTATTAACAAAGGTGTTGATAGAAGCGTCTGCAATACCCGAGCCGTGCGCGTTGGGCGTAATGCCAAAGATGGTTGCGCCCGTATCCAAGCTGGCGTTATTCGCACCCACTGCAGTAGCGGTGCCGGAAAAACCGTTTGTATCAACAACATTGTTAATACCAGAGGTTGGAACCGTTTGAATTTCAAACTGCTTTTGAGATATTGTGCCAGTAGTTCCGTTTTTGGTAACTTGCTGAAAGCCGTTTTCAGAACGTACTGGACCCGAAAAAGTTGTATTAGCCATGTTATACTCCTGTCGTGGCTAGTGTCAGACGCATTATGCGCCTGTCAGGGATGACAGAATGATACACAACCTTTTGACAAAAAGAAAGAGGCGATCCGAAGACCGCCTCAGTTGAGCAGGGAGGGAAAATCCTTGCGGTTATTGTAACACAGGTTACGCTCCGGGGGAACCGAAGATACAACGTGGGTCTGAGAACCCAAAGCTGTAACGCTCACGCGCCTTAAAGCGCATGTTACCTGTGTCGAAGTCTGCTTCCATGTTGGTGGAAAGAGCGGTGCGCTCAAAGTGGATCATTCCACGAGGAGCATCAGTCATGATGAAGAACGCATCTGGGTCCGTTAGGAAGTCGTTAACGGCAAAGCCATTAGGCAACATACCCATCGAACGGATTGCGTTCGTATCATTATCCGCAGTGCCAACGCGAAGGTTAGACACCATCAGGCGCTCTGCAACGAACTGCAGTTGACGTGGGATAAGAAGCTTCAAGCCCCGAAGAGCAACCTTTAATCCACGCTCATCAACAAAACCAGCGATGTTGATCAAGGCATCTTCAAGAGATGTCTCATTCAAATCAGCGGCTGTCGAAGGTTCGTTAGCAAATGTGCCACCATTCGTCAGAGGGTGAGACGCATCGCACAAAGCAACCCCGTCACCACCAGCAGTAGCGCCAGCAGTAAATGCATTGTTAAGAACCGCAGCGGCCTTAACTTGCTTGGTGTGTGCCATTGAACGAGCCAACGCACGAGTATACCGCGAACCAAGACGATCATAGAGATTGTCTTCGATTGCTTCCTCTGTGATAGAGAACGCAAGTGCGATAGTTTCGTGGTTGTAACGAGCAGTGTATGATTCGTTAGCATCGTCAAACGATACGTTGGAACCCTCCGCCTTAGTAGGCGCAGCGCCGAATCCACTCAACATAACTTCCTCCTCGAACGCTCTGTCCGATGATTCCGTTGTGTAAATTTCCGAGTGTTGATTTTCGTAACGGTCGTACTCCATTCCAAACAGGGCGTTTAGTCCGGGTTCTAGCTCTTTCGCTAGTTGTGCGCGAGAAATAGCCATTTTCTAAACTCCTTATACGCCTGTCGTGGAAACAGTGCCAGCCGCAATGGAACCCGTAGGCGCATTGAAGTGGTTGTTGATACGAACGATTAACGGAATACCAGCCGCAGTAAAGTCGCTGTTATCAGGATCGTCCATGACGCCCATAATACGCAACGCCAATGTATTGGTGGCGGCAATAGTATTTAAATCAGCGGTTGCTGAAGAAATACCAGTACTGGTTGTTCCGCTGTTGCCTGTAGCAAACGCAATGTTTGCAAAGACCGCTGCACGAATTTCAGCCTCAGTGTTCGCCCCAGCAACAACGTTAGACGTTGCAACAGTGAACAACTGTGCAGGGTTGTCGTACAAGAACGCCTTTACAGGGAAGTTCGAGTCTGCTCCTGATCCGGGCCAAAAGTTGGAAAAAACCTTTGAACCATCCACGGAAGAAACATACTCACATCCATTAAAGACGCCAGCGATTGCGACATTACCGCCAGCCGCAGCTTGCAGATCGTCAATGACCCCCGCAGCAAGCGGAATAACCGCCATGCCTTGAAAGATCGGGTTACTATTGTCCGAAGCTATCCGATACTCGGTTGTACCAGTGGTATTAGCAGCGGACCCTAGAATGCCATACGGACGTAGCCCGAATGCTCCATTTGAATTTGCCATAATAGCAATCCTCTAAGTTAGTCGGAGTCTCTGCGTGAGCCTCCGAACGATACACGACTTTGCCGATTATTAGATATCGGCATTGAAGGATGTTGTTCCTTCATTAAATCCTGATCGACAGCTACCATCTGTTCGCGGGTCCGGGTCCCGTAATACGCGGATCGTTCGTCGATAGTCTCGGCAGGCATGCGACAAAGCATTAGTCCGCCTTGCCCTATTACTCCTTGATACCTTCCGTCATCAATGACGGGGGCCTCATAGTCTGGATACTCATCAGAACGGACAGGTTCCCATCCTTCGCGCAACTTGGCATGGACATTCATCTTGTCCTCTTCGCCTCGCATTGCGACTCGTATCCAACGATGCACATACCCCGGAGGGGCTTCTGGTGCTTCTAAGTGGCTGGGCGGTGCCCAAGGTTTTCTGCGTGAACTTGTTTCACGTGTCTCGCTTTCACGAGGTTTGCGATTAGCCATAGTTTTAATCCTTCACATACTTAGCGTATTCTTCAAGCGGCACGTTCAAACGTTTCGCCATCGCTATTTGTGACGGTGAGAGCTTAACCGACTTGCGCCCCTGTTTTGTAGTGCTGCGGGATGCGGATGCGCCAGCGGATGCGACCTGTGCTCCTCCCGTTTTGTTCGCCTTTTGAAACTTGTGTGGAAACTCCACACGTATACGGCGATCAACCTCACTATAGTAGTCATCGCTCGTCGGGTCAAACCCTTCTTGCTCTACCATCTTTTGGTGTATTCCAAAAGCTGCGTAAGTCATAACCTCATCCGCGCCAAACCACGTATTGCTCGATGCCCAAGACTGCGCTTTGGGATCGGGCTTTGCCGCAGGTTTTTCTGGGGGAGGCGTGGCGGCTGGAGTAAACGTCTCCTCCTTCGCAACCTCTGCTTTGTCAGAACGGTCCTTAGCTATACGAAGACGTTCTTGCTCAATAGCGATCTTTGACATCGCCTCCTGAGCCTGAACCATCTTATCCGCATCGCCAGTTTCGTGAGCTTCCTTGAACGTTCTCTTAGCCGCGTCCATCTGAGCTTCGACTCTACCGCCGTACTCAGACAAGTATCCTTTGTCCAAGTTCTGCATGCGGTCTTTAAGCTGCTTGTTCTCGTTCATAAGCTCCTGAGCAACGCGAGTAGCCTCTTGGCTTACTCGTTCCTCGTTTCGGTACTTCTCCGTAAGCTTAGAGATACGCTTTTGAACGTTGGAACTATAATTTTCAAGTTCCTCATCGCTCTTTTGTTCCGGTTCTGCAGAAACATCGACTTGTTCTGATTCTCCCTCCGGAGCATCAATCTCTACCTCTATAGATTCGCCTTCTAAAACTGCTTGTTCTTCTGCCATTGTAGCCCCCTAAACGTGCTTGATGTCATCTGGTTCCAGAAGAGTGGCTATCACCTCGTCATCATTAATGATGCGAACTTCACCGCCCTCTATCTTAAACCTCGACCCAGAATATCGACCGATACAAACCCAGTCGCCTTCCTTGCACCACGGATCAACCTGCGTACCAAATTTTGAAGGGTCAGCATACGCCAAAGGTCCAAGTTTTAAAACGTAAGCAACTACTGTTGCCACCGCCTCTCGGTCTCTAACCTCGTCAGGGATGTGTAAACCACCCGTGGTTTTGGAAGCCCCCTGATAAGGCATCACCAAAAGTCGCCAACCCGTGGGTTGCGGTAGCCTATCAAGAAGGGATTTATCTAAAAGGTCCGGGTCTAGCACTCGGTCCTTGGCGTCAACATACGCGCCATCAACAACAGAAGGGTCCGAAGCATCGGCCTTTCCTTTGTTCATTTTTTGCGCGAGATGTTCAGGAAGATATAAGGTCTTCGACATCTTCTGCGTTATTCTCCAGCAGGGTTTTTAGCTCTGACCGCGCATAGGAAAGTCCCCGTATCTCTCCCACCAAAGATTTATAATGCTCCCAGTCTTTGGCAACACCATTCGATAGAGCGTCCGCGAGTTCCTCTTCACGCTCTCGCAGCACTTTATACAAGTACGCAGCTAATGCAACACCGTCCATCAATCTTCCTGATACAAGTTATTGAATATCTTGTTAACGTCCAACGTGTAATCAAGATCAGACTTTGAATAGTGTACTTGCTGAGACGGCCTAAAGTCAGGCGCTCCTTCTCCAACCTCAAACCAAGCAGGGTGAGTGACCCGAACTCTGTTGTTAGGTAACGCCACTATGTTCCCTGTCCACTCCCCAGCATCCAATAGCTGAAGGACATGAGACTGCTTGTGTTGGGCAGGGTCATCCGCAATCTCACTTTCCGTATAGTCTACGGTAAACAAGTATTTAGCTGGATACATCTCACCGTCTATCTTCGCCATCCAAGGGCATGGAGTGGCCCTGTCTATTACATAGACGGCATGATGATGAGAAGAACAATCCCACGGCTGAGCATCATACGTCTGCATGGGGTCCGGCCACTCCTCCAAAGGAATGTCTGCCACCAACGCAGTGATGGGCATCCTTGCCCACATTGCTCCGCCATGTACTGTGTCTTCTTCTTCGTCCTCTGCCTCGCAACCTGTGAAGATAACCTGAAAACTAAGACACCTATTAGGCATCGAAGTTACACCAATCACCATCGCATGCAGAAATTCCCCGTGGTACTGCTCATGGTTATGAGTATACTCACGCCTTACCCATGCCTTAAAATAAGGCACATTAGAATGTAAATAAGCCATATGTTATTTAGCGCGACCGCCCTTTTTCATTTTAACTTTAGCACGACCACCAACCTTCATACCCTTGGGTTTAGCGCGACCGCCAACTCTCATACCCTTGGGTTTAGCGCGACCACCGACTCTCATGCCTTTGGGTTTAGCGCGACCACCGACCTGCATTCTTACTTTGCCGCCAGCCTTCTTACCTTTTTTCTTCATCGCCATGTCCGGCTCCCTAGATAAAGTATGCTTATCAATACACGTTATTTTCGTCAGTGTCAATTTTCATGGGCACACAATATGCCACAGCGCGATCTGATAAACCGATGCCGTGGGTACTGTAACGCTCTACAAGAGCCTTCGCCACCCTGTTGCAAACATCCAACTGGTAGAAGTACAAATCTTCTACAGCCAAATTACGTTCGTCCCCATATCCAAGATACAGCATAAGGACGAACACATGCATTAAAACACAACTTCAAAGTGTGGAGCATCAATAAAGGGCCTTCGATCCTGTGATCTGCGTGTATCTATGTACGAACACATAGCGTGTTCTGCTGTACCATCATAAGCACCCAGATCAGCAATAGTCCACGCAGCGCCCCACCGTAACTTAACACCTGCAGCCTCTGCGCCTTCTTTCATAGCATCAGCAATCTCATCATACAGGTTGAGTTCCCATCGGCCACCACCATCACAATAAGCCATTAGATCAACGGCGTTGCCGTCAATGTGTTTTGATTTCATGGTTTGCGAGGCCCCTTTTGCAACTAAGGCCTTCTGCTCCTCTATCGTTCGCAGACCGCAGATCACACTGAAGTCC